TTGCGGGCGTACATCTCCCAATCGCGGAAGCTGTAATGCTTCTGGCCTTGTTTGTTGTACTTGTCGCGGTGCTTCTTGATCTTGCTGACGCGCCACAGTTCGATGATGGGCATCGTCGCGTCTTTCACCCATCCGATTGCGTAGGCATGGGTGATGTCTTCCGGGTCGTCCAGGTCGGTTTCGTTGTGGATGATCAGGTCTCGCTTCGCGCCGTCAATGAAGGTGTATTCCTGATCCTTGAAGATCACGCCGGTGAACACCGTTCCACGACCACTGCGAGACACCAGGTCGACAAGACCTTTCCAGCCAGGAACAAACGTGCAGGTCGTTCCGTAGGGGACGAGGAAGCCAGCCCCATTCACTCCGGGCTCAAGGCCAAGCTGGCCGGCGGTCATGATGCTGGCGGCGATGCTCTTCGTCGTGCAGCGCTGCAAGGGCTCGCTGGTGCTGAATGCGGTCAAGGCGAGGCGCGTCATGCGGTCTGCGGTCAGGTGCTTCGGCAGGGCAAGCGCCATCTGCGGCTTGAGTTTGTCCATGAAGTTGCTGAATGCCGCAACTGGAGACTGCTTTTTTTCTCCGGTGACGACCGCTTTAAGGTCTTGTGCTGACATGTTGACTATCCTTTGATGAGTAGCGGCCGGGCTCCCGGCCTGGTGGTGGTGTGCCTTTCGATCATTTGCCCGCACAATTCGCCGACGTTTGCGGCTATGCACAGGTCCGAAAATGCGGCCTTCCAGTCCGTCGTCCGGCTGCTCTTGTTGCTCTTCCACGTGGCCAGCCTCTGCCCCTGATAAACCAGCGTAGATGCGTGGCCCATTGCGCACTTGAGGCGCGTGGATAGCGTCTCGATTCGCGCGTCACATTGCTTTGCGATGTCCTTTCCCTGCCTTATCTCTTCGCACAGCCGGACCAGTTCTTCGTCCGCTTCCATGACAATCCCGCCATCCCTGGCGTAGAGCCATTTCACGTCATTGGCCGTTGTCGGATCCGGCGCGTCGCGCTCCTGAACCCGGCGCCAGAATTCAACCTCCTTGGCCCGTATGGCGGCGATGGTTTCCTCGTCTCGCTCGATCTGGTGCAGGCGCAGGTCGTCGACGCCAATCAAAGCCGCTACGATGGCCCGCTCGCGCGGCCTGACCATCAGGCCGTGCATGACCTGGGCGGCGTAGTAGAGCGGGATCTCGTCTGTGTCCTGCTCTCCCCAGGCCTTGGCGGCGAACGGGCTGACGGTCTTGATTTCCGCGTTGTGCTCCTCGCCGTCGATGAGCAGTTCCAAGTCAAGCTCGCAGGCAAGGAACGGGAATTCGGGGTCCTGGTATCGCGCGTTGCGGTCGATGATCTGCACGTCGTGCCCGCGGTCCAGCAGTTCGTCGACGAGCATCTCGACAACAACCGGCTCCCAGCGGTGGCCGCGATCAAACAGCTTTTGCTTGGACTTGGTAACTTCCTCGCAGAAGTCTCCGATCTTCTCTTGATAGAGTTGGAATGGGCTTTTCCATGGCGATACGCCAAGGATGGCGGAAGCGTCGCTGCCGCCAATGAATGCTGTGCGGTCGTGTTG